GTACCGTACCGTATGAATTGCTACGCGCTGGGCTGCCTGTCGATTATCCATTTTCTACACCGCTCGAGAATCTCATACAGCAAACCGAGCGCGCGCTAATGTTGGTAGGGCGCGCATTCTGGTTGCGTTTATATCGCGGGCGCGTGCTGTACGGGTTTCAATTCATTAATCCGCGATCGGTAGAGGTAACATTTCACCCTGAATACATGCAGGGTGCCGATTACCTCACAGGCTTGCGATTTACGCAGAAGATCGACGGACAGGTACACGCTACCTGGACAGCAGCCGATATTGTGTATTTCCACGAGCCCAGTATCAAAAACGATATTAACGAAGAGGTAAGCCCAGCGCGGGTAGCATTGCAATCTGCCCAGCTTGCGTATTACCTCGAGCGGTTTGCCTCGGCATTTTTCGAGCACGGTGCACAGCCTGCATTGGTGTTGAGCCTCGACAAAAGCGTAACGCCTCCCGAGCTCGAGCGAATGAAAAGCCACTGGACGCGCTATGTAGAAAACGTAGGCAACGCGTTTAAAACGTTTTTTTTCCGCGGGCAAGTGAATGCCCAAATTGTGACATTTCCACTAGACCAAATGGATATGGTACCAATCCAAGAGCGCGCGGTAATGAACATCGTGAGCACATTCGGGGTACCTCGTACCATGATTGAAGCCAGCGCGGCAAACTATGCAACCGCTGACAGTGATCGGCAAAGTTTCTGGCGTGAAACGATTGTACCCAGGCTGGCATTTTACGAGCGGGTACTAAACGAGCAATTATTTCGTACGCTGAAATATCAGTTTAAGTTTTTACCGGAAAAACTTGACGTGTTTCAAGTAGATGAGGCAGCGCGGGCAAATAGCCTGGTATTGCTGGTACAAGCTGGGTTACCACTGGCTGCCGCAATGAAACAGCTGGGCTACGATAATATTGAGGAAGCGTTAGGGTTACCCGCTGTTATCCAACAGGATACCGACGGCGGCGTAAACGTTGACACTGGCACGCCTGTAACGAACGCACAGCCTGCAATGCCAGATGAACGCACCGCACTAGCAGACACAGCGCAGAAGCGCGCGCAAGAGCTCGAGCGGTACCAGGCTAAAGCACTGGCACGATACAAGCCAGGCAAGCCAGCCGCGGTTAAATTCAGCAGCGACGTGCTGCCACAATACATGCTGGATTACATCGATACCGAATTATCCGACGTAAAAAAAAAATATGAAATCGTAGCCCTGTTTGATTCGCTGAAGCTCACCTACGCGGATATGACGCCAGGTGAGCAAAAGGTATACAAGAGCATCGTAAAGAAGCTCGAGAAACGCAACATAGACGTTAGCCAGAAGATAGCGACAGGCGACTATAGCGGCATCGATACCGATCTACGCAACATACTTGATACATCAGTAGCCGATACCGTACTAGACGCGGGAGCCGAGCGCGTACAGCCTATACGGGGCATGGCTGATGAGCAATCGGCAGCCCTGGTAGAGCAAGGGATTAAAGCACACGGGGCGACATACCTCGATAAATACTGGAATCCATTTCTTATCGATTTGAGCGCAACCGAAAAAACCTACGTTGACAAAGTAATTGCAAACACCATGGTAACGCCTGGCACGACGGCTACCGACATCATGCAGCAGCTATCGATGTTTGGACAGTTACGAGCCAGCCGTATTGCGTTTACCGAGCCTACGCGCGCGGCATCACAGCAAACAATGCAGGTGCGAGACCTGGCACGCGCGAACGGCATTTCGGTAGTGCGTATTTGGAACACGGAAAAAGATCGCAAAGTTTGTGATATGTGCATAGCCCTTGACGGGTTAACCGATGATCTCTGGGCATCAGTGTACACAGGTGATCAGGATATCAGCCAGGGCGCGCCAGCACACGTTAACTGCCGCTGTGATACAGGGCTCGAGTATGTTGACAGCATCACACAACCAGCCGAAACGCCTGTAGAGGAATTGACGGTAGACGACGCGCTACAAATTGCAGCGCCTGTTGAGGTACCACTACTGCAGCGAAGCGCTGCCGAGATTGCACAGCATATTATTGATTCGGTGCCTGCCGATTTGGCGCAAGATTCGCAACGCGTTGTAGATTTTTGGGAAAAAGGCGGCTTACAACAATTGAAATCCGATATTAATCTAGCTATTACGACCTATGGGTACAATTCGCCAGAACATCAAAAAGCAGTAACAGATGCATTGGTTATACAAGATCAATACAAGGCGTTGCGTATCGATGTTGAAAAGAGAGAAGAAGCAATATACCGTCAAATCTTAAAAGAGATGCAACACCCAACACCACAAACTGCAACAGTTAATTTTGTTGGTAATAAATTGCGACCAGCTCAACAGCAACGATTAAACGAAATCGTACAGCTCGCTGTAGGCATTGCGCCTGATACTGGCAAGCCTATTGATATCAATCTAAATGCCTCGGGGCGTGTTGATACTAACGAGGGCAGTATGGGAAAATTAGTAAAAGTAGGCGGCAGATATTTACGAAACGTGCTTACAGTAAACCCAAATACTTCGGCATCTACCCTGGTACACGAAGTAATGCACAGTTTGCAACAACAGCAAAATTACGGAATTCGCGCAACTAATACGTTTGGTGATGTACGAACGGCAACCGATAAACCGGTATCATTACGATCTCAAGGTTACGGGGTATCAGGTGATACATATCTTGATGCTACAGACAGTGCATACACATTTCGTGTGTATAACATGTTAGGCGGCAATAAATGGGCTGAAGTGCTTACCACGGCAATTGACGACATTTCGCGCAAGCCTACAGCAAAAGATACAGGATTATTAGAGCTATTCGCGCAAATCGTAAAGGATGGCGGCAAATGATTTTGATTGTTGCTAAAGATGGATTAGAAGCCGTATGGAATGATGATACAGAACAATTTCAGGGTGATAAAAAGCTTGTAGAGTACATTACTAAATTACTTGCATTTAATGCCAGGCTGGGCAGCAACAAATACAACATGTTAGTACAAGATGCAGAATTGTATGCGCTGGATATTATTCAATACGAGGCAGACGAAACGCCTAAGGATACATACGACGTATGACTAAAATCATCGTAGAGAATGCAGCCCTGCATTTAACTGAAAAGGCGCGGGCAGCCCAGGCGGCAGCGATTGCGGTTATTGCAGACATTGCCAAAACCAAGCTGAACAAAGAGAAACCTCCCGAGCCAGCCGATGGCTCGATGCAATGGGTAAGCGCTAAGCAAGAGCGATTTGTAAAGCGCATGTTCGCTATGGGTAAGATGAAAAAATACTTACGCGGGCGCGGCAATGGGTTACCCTGGCAATCAACGCAACGCCTGAATAATTCTTACGTGATTATGAAGGAACAAATCGGGGATGTATCAATCATCAGCACCGCGACCTACTCGCAGTATGTTGTAGGCGATCAACAGAGCCAGATACACCGCGGGCGATGGAAGCGAGGCAGCGACATTGCAGCCGATATGCAATCATCGGGGATTATACAGCGCGTCATTGCAGATGCTGTAAAAAACGCGTTCAAATAATGGGTTTGGTATTATCACACTAATTAGGGATGAGGTGACAACATGGCAGGTAGTAGACACAGCGCGGCAGACGTCGCATTAATCAAGGCAGCGCGCAAGGCAGTGCTCGAGCATGCAAACGCAACGGCAGCTCATGCCGATATGATGAAAGGCGTTTTTGCAGACCTGGGCGACGATATGCAAGACATCGAAGAGGTTAACAGCCGACAGGCAGAAACCGACGCGGTGCGAAGCGTCAAGGCTGCAGACCTGCCAGGGCAATTGCGCGAAATTCTCGGGGCGAATGTATGCCTATGGTACAAAGCCTCGGCAGCACATTGGAATCTAGAGGGCGAAAATTTCCCTCAGTATCATGCATTTTTCGGGGAGCTATACGAGGCGCTCGAGGCTGGCATTGATCCTACAGCCGAATACATTCGCGCGCTGGGTTTCAAAACGCCTGCAACTATCTACCAACTGATTGCAATGCAACCAGTAGACACGATGACAGAGGAAGCCAGCTTACCCGAGATGCTCGCTAGCATTACCCTTGAAAATATGCGTATGCTCGATCTCTTGCAGGGCGGCATTTATTTTGCAGGCATTGCAGGTGAATTTGCAGTACAGAATTTTCTACAGGATCGGCTAGGCTATCATCAAAAACTGCGTTGGATGTTGCGCGCAATCCAAACACCAACTGCCGAAATGCCAGAAGCTGAAGAGCCTGAAGAGATGGAAGAGCCAGGCGAAATGCTCGAGGCAATGGCAGAAACGGCAGCAATGCCAATGGAACAACCTAAGCACGTCAAAGAGCTCGCAAGCCAGCTGTTGTACGTATTGCGGGGTAACCAATGAGCGTAAAAGCAATTGGAGAGTATACGCTAAAGGGCAAGGGCATTGTATGGGGCGGGCGCGACCTGCAAGGCGATACGTTTACACCTGCAACCGATTTGGGCGAAACCCGATCGTTTATCGGTATGCCTGTGTACTATGATCACAGCCTCGGGGATTTGCGCAGGCAAATCGGGGTAGTGAAAGCCTGGGCACCCGATGACGACGGCATAGACGTTGAAATTGAGCTGGACAGGCGCGATAAATACGCCAAACAGGTTATGCAGCTCGTAAAGCGCGGGGCGCTCGGGCTGTCAACAGGCGCGCTATCGCATTTAGTAGTGCGAGAATCTGGAGAGCTCAAGCGCTGGGTAGTAGGCGAAATCAGCCTAACCCCAACACCAGCCGAGCCACGTACCACGGCAACCAGCGACGTAGAAGCGACAGCAAAGGGCGTAACAGCCGCTGTACGTACGTACGCTTATGCATATTCGGAACAACCAACACCAAAGGGTACAAACACCATGAACAAAGAAGAAATGAAAGCGGCAGTGCTCGAGATTCTCGCAGACACTGCAGGCGAGCCAGTAGCAGGCGGGGTTGTGGACAGCACCCGACAGGCACCAGCTACCAAGAAGCTGACCAGCCGCGGGTTTAGCAATGAGCAATCCGAATCAATTGTGCATTACCTCAAGACGGGCGACGAGGTAGCAGCGAAGGCAACCCTGGTAGAAGGCACGGGCGCGAACGGCGGCTTCCTGGTACCACGTGATTTCTACAATCAGGTTATTGACAAGCGCGATCAGAGCTGGATTGGTGCAAAGCTGGGCATTCAGCGGTATACCACTGATCGTCAGATTTTCGACATTGCAGATCAGAATGCAAAAGCGAATTTCGCATTTGTTGCAGAGTCAGGCGCTGCCAATTTTGATGAGCCAACGTTTGCACAATCGGCAATCACTGTCTACACTGCCAGCCTGGCAATGAAAATCAGTAATCAGCTGTTGCGCGATAACGCTATGGATCTCGAAGGGTTTCTTACTCGCGAAATCGGGCGCGCGTACGCTCGGCACCTCAATGATTACATGATCAACGGCACGGGCTCGAGCCAGCCATACGGTGTGCTTACACGTGCTACTGTCAGCGAAACCCTGGCAAGCGTCAGCGGTATCGATCAGACCGACGTGCATAACATCGTATACAAGCTGCCAGCATGGTACGTTGACGACGGCAACGCAACGGGCTGGGTTATGCAAAACAGCACCCTGGGTGCAATTCGCGCGCTGCAAGGCAATTTCTACAGCTTCCAACCAACCCCAATGGGCTCAATTGATAACCTGTACGGCAAGCCTATTGCGGTTACCGACAAAATTGCAGTGCTCGGCACGGGTAACAAATCGGTTATTTTCGGTAACTGGAGCTATTACGCGTTTGTTGAAAACCTCGGGCTCGAGGTTAGCCGCAACCCGTACGTATACCAGCCAAATTACCAAACGGCTATTTTCGTTACGGCACGTTGGGGCGGCGACGTTACCCAGTCAGAGGCATTTGTATACGGCGTGAATCCGTAAGGGCTAAACAATGCAGATCAGGCTACGAAATGCCCTAAGCTGCATGGTTAATGGCTCAATGCGTAGCTACGCTGGCGGCTCGGTAATCGAGCTGCCAGCGAGCGAGGCACAGCACCTGATTAACACAGGGCGTGCCGAGGCAGTAGAGCCAGAAGCGCCAGCAGCGACAACGGCAGCACCAACAGCAAAACCCAAGCCGAAGCGAGGCGCATAAATGGCGTATTTGACCGTAGCACAACTGAAATCATACCTGGGCATACAATCGGGTACCGATGATTCGCTATTGTCTGACATTGTCGCTGAAGCCCAGGCAGCAGTAGATAATTTCACCAATCGAACATTTGAGGCTGCGGCAGATACAACCAGGTACTACAATGCGCTCGATATTCGGTACGGCGGGCGCGTTGATGCGTTTCAAAATACCCTGTTACTTGATTTTGATTTGTGCCAGATTACCACGGTAGTAAATGGCAATGGGCAGACAATACCAGCTGAAGCGTACGTATTGCTGCCTACCAATTTCGTACCGAGCTACGCAATCAAAATTAAGATGAATACGGCATACGTCTGGACATACGTAGGCACACCAGACACGGCTATTTCTGTTACAGGGCGATTTGCTTACAGCATCACATGCCCTACACCAATCCGAGCGGCAACGCGACGGCTGGCGGGGTACATGTATCGAGCCAAAGACAACACCGCTGAAACCGATCGCAGCATCATGAGCGCGGACGGTGTAAGCATTGCAGCGCCTGCAATCCCAACAGACGTAACACGGATGCTCGAGCCCTATAGGCGGCTATCATAATGGCAACACACGTAACGAGTATTGTAAGCGCTATAGCAGCAATGCCAGTGCAAGCGTACGGGGCAACGGTAACGGTACGATCAGGTACAAACCTACTGAACACAGTTGAAAATGCTGATCTGCCCTGCCGAGTAATCAGCCCACTAAACGCAACCAGCCAGCGTACCAAGCGCGTAACGCCAGGAGCGGGGCGCGTGATGGTAACTGAATGGACAATAGAAGATATAGCGTTGCTACGATTTGTCGGCGACGGGCTCGGGTTATCCGATATAGCTACCGTATACCTCGAGTATATGAATAGCTATATTGAATGCACGCGGCAGCTGGGCAATACGGTTTACGCGCTCGATCTGGTACAACAGCGTACCCAGGTACTGCAATTTCCTGCCAGCAGCGAGCGAACATACCACGCGGTTATCAGCACACTGACATTTACGGACATTGTGCAATAGAGAGGTACAACCATGGCACAAACAACGGGAGCAATGAACGGCAGTGCATTTACACTGACGATGCAAACCGGCGGCACGGGTGCATATACGGACATTGCAGGTAGTTCGCAATCAATCGAAATGCCAGAGCTCGAGCGGTTTACGGGCGAAGCCTATACGCCTGATTCGGATACTGGCATTGTGGTATTTGGTAAGCAGAAGCCGTTTGATTTGGTAGTAAATATCATTTATACCGAATCAGCGTCTGAAGGCTACCATTTGCTGTACGATGCATTTACAAACAAATCATTGGTTAGCCTGAAATGGCAGCCGAGCGGCAGCGGTGCGGGTGCTGATACGTTTACCACAAACGCGGCACGCATTTACAAAATGCAACTGCCTGCAGGTGATGCGAGCAACAGCGATATTATCATTTGCTCGGTTACCCTGAAATGCACAACCGTAACACGTACCGTCTAACAGGCAATGCGCACAGGCACTGCCCTTGATACAGAGGAATTATGTATACCATTAACCGTACCAAGTTATCTATTAAAGACGTTGCAAACCTGCAGCGCTCGGCTCGCACAGGCGACATTAGCGAAATGCTGCCAATTATCGAGAAATGCGTGACCACAGAAGACGGTAGCCCAGCCAGTGAATTACCGTTTGAGCATTTCAGCGCGATTGTAGATAAGATTTTGCAACGATTGCAGTACCAAGACCCAAACTCGAAAGGCAGCTGATTGCACATCTGTGGACAGCACAACCAATGCCATTAGAGTATTTGGAAATGCTCGCCTGCAGGGATTTGTACCACTGTACACCCGATCAGCTGCCAGACTATGAAACCATTTCGCGTCATTTGCATATGATCAGTATCGAGCGACGGTTAAACAAGAAGGCGCACCTATGACGCAAGAGAACGTAATTATACGATTTGTTGGGGAAGATGACGTTAGCAACGTTACCAGCACGATCGATAAAAACATGGGTGCGCTAGGCAACCAAGCCGAAACCGTCAGCACCAAGATGAGCGCGTTTAATGGCATTGCCCAGGGCGCGTTTATGGCAATCGGCGGGGCTATTACCAACCTCGCCAGCGCGGGTGTTAGCCAGCTCGGCAGTTTCTTTACCAGTGCTATTGCAGAATCATCGAGCTGGGCAAGCGCGCTGGCACAAACCGAGGCTGTGGTTAAATCCACAGGCGGCGCGGCTGGCTTAACCGCGCAACAAATGGCTGATATGGCTAGCAACATGAGCGCTGCCAGCGGTAACAGCATTTTCAGCGATGATGCCATACTAGGCGCAACAAACGTGCTGGCTACGTTTACCCAAATCAAGGGTACAAATTTTGGTGATGCAACAAGCGCAATTCTCGACGTTAGCCAGGCGCTCGGGCAAGACCTGCAAAGCACCTCGATACAGGTAGGCAAGGCGCTTAACGATCCTGTTGCAGGTATTAGCGCGCTATCTCGAGTAGGCGTTACATTCAGCGAAGATCAGAAAAACGTCATTAAAGGGCTGGTAGAAACCGGCGACGTTGCAGGCGCGCAACAAATCATCATTGCAGAATTAAATAAAGAGTTTGGCGGCTCGGCAGCGGCAGCAGCTGACACATTCGCAGGCAGGCAGGCACGACTAGCAGCGCAATTCGACGACGTAAAGCAAAAAGTAGGGGACGCGTTGCTACCTGTACTGTCTAAGCTAATGGATATGTTCGCTACAAAGTTTATGCCGTATATTGAGCAAGCCGCAACAACCCTGGCGGGTTTCATATCAGGATTTCAGACAGACCAGGTAGGCGTATGGGTTACCCAGCTGCAAACTGGGTTGCAGATGCTAATAACCAATTTTGACAGTATCAAGGCTGCAGTATCGACGTTTTTTGAAATCCTGATGAATAGTGAAGCCGTAACCGGCTTACAAACTGCATTAGGCGGGCTCATGGCAGGGCTGCAGAGCATATTTAATGCTGTGATGAACAACCTACCAACACTGCAAAACATATTTACGAATGTGTTTACCGTCGCCTCGAGCATTATAGGCAGTTTCGGCACGGCATTCGCACCACTGGCTGCAATGATTGGGGAGAAAGTAGCGCTCATTATTGATGCAGTGCTGCCGATCTCAGAAGCTATTACCAACACGCTCGCAAGCCCAGCGGTATTGTCAGCGGTAGACGCAATCATACAGGTATTTGGGTTGCTCGGGCAGATCGTTGTAACGGTTGTATATAACAACATCATGAAACTGGTAGAAGCGTTTCAAACCTACCTGCTGCCAGTAGCAACCATGGTAATTAACGGGCTGGCTACTGTTATTAATGCCGTATTTCCTGTCATTAAAGGCATACTCGAGAGCGTTGTATTGTTTTTGAACGGTGACACTACAGCAGCCTTGAACACGCTAAAAGAAACTTTTAGCACCGTATGGGATAACATCAAAATTGCAGTACAGACAGGCGTAGACTATATCACCAATGCAATTAAAACCAAGATTGCAGAAGCGAAAACGCTCGGCACCGATTTGGTAAAGGGCATTGCAGATGGTATCGACCTGGGCGTATCGTTTATCAAAGAGGCAATTGAGCGCGTATTAGGTGCTGCATTACAGAAGGCGCGCGATTGGGGCATAATCGAGTCACCCAGTAAGCTATTTGCAGATATGGTAGGCGCGCCAATCTCGCAAGGCATGGCGCAAGGTATTGTAGATAGCTCGGGGCTGGTTGCTGACGCCTCGAGTATGGCAGTAGGCAACGCGGCAGCTGTTACGACGTATAACTATAACCTGAATGCCTCGTATGCTACAGTACAGAGCGAAGGCAACATTATGCAGGATCTGCGAGCTATGCAGCTTATGTCGGGAGCGTTGTAAATGGCTTATAACATCATTTACCAGGTAGGCGGCAATTCGTACAACCTATCGAATCAGAGCCCAGCATTTCCGGTGCATTACCTCGGCGATGAAAATTTCGGTATGGCACCGCTGCATATGATTACCAGCCGATCACCTGTACAACATGGTGATACTACCCTTGATTTTCGGCTTGATCCGCGAATCATACAAATACCGCTGTTGGTAGAATGCGAAACGCTGCAGGAGCAATACGACCAGCGCAATTACCTGCTGAATCTGTTTAAGCCGTCAAACGTTGACGGTACGCTGATTGTGCAATACCCAGACGGGCGCGAGCGATGGATAACAACGCGGGTATTAGGCGGGTTAGATTTCAACATGGAAACCAGCGCGGGGCATTCAATACGCGCGGTAGTGCGTATGCGCTGCAGTGATCCTACCTGGTACAATCCCGAGCAATATACGCTGCCTATTGTGACTATTGCAGGCACTGAAACGGCATACCCCAAGATATACCCAACCACATACGGCAGTACATCGTTTGGCGGCTCGTTTGATATTGCCTACGCTGGCACCTGGCTTAGCTACCCGATTATTACGGCAACGGGACCGATTACCAATTTTTCGATAACCAACACCTCGAGCGGGCAAAACATTACGCTCGACGCTGGCACCGTTATTGCGGCTGGCACCTCATTGCGTTTCGATCTGCGATACGGGTACAAAACCGTAACAGACCAGGCAGGCGTAAACAAGATTGGGTTAATCAATAGCAACAGCGAGCTTGCACAATTTGCCATTTTCCCAGCGCCTGACGTACCAAACGGTATCAATAACCTGGTTGTATCGGGTACAGGCACCACTACAGCCAGCAGTGTATATTTAAGCTATTACGACCGATTTGTAGGCATATAAGAGGTAACACCATGGCAAGTAATGAGCGCTCGTTAGGCTGGAATACCACAACATCAAACGACGGGGCAACCACATACGACAGCAGCCGTATGATTGCCATGGAACAAAAAACCCTGGGCAATGGCATTTTGTTTGTCGGCTCGAATCTTGCAGTATCGGGTGCGAGCACTACCCTTACCATTGCAGACGGGGCAGCCCTGATCAACGGGTATTTTTACGAGAGCACCAGCGCCAGCACAATCCCAACCAGCACGTTAAACGGTACCTATACCCTTGCATTAATTGCGAACGGCTCGGGAGGCTCGTACACCGTTTCAAGGAGCACGGCAGATACCACATTGGTATTAACCAATACCGTACGTATGGCACTGGCAACGGGCAATGCAGTAAGCGGGCAGCTGGGTACAATCGGCGCTGCAAACTATATACCTATTGCAACAGTACAGATAGGCGCAACAGGCATTATCAGCAGCGTTACCAGCTTGTACCCGCTAGCAATCGGGCGCCAAATCCCCAATACGCAATACGCGGTAATGACAGGCGGAACGGCTACATTAACCAGCGCTAATACTAATTACGACCTCACAAACTATGCAACGGCTGCAGCCAGTGCAGATGCATCGATTGGGGTAAACGGTACAACGGGTGAAATCTCGATACGTGCAAGCGGGCTATATTGTTTTTCGCTGAAACTGCATTTCGATACGAACACCACAGGTAACCGTAATATTTTTGTGCGTAATCTCGATATGCAATTTCTGACGCTGTCAGCAGCGCAATTACCAAACGGCGGGGTATCGGTTTATCAGGCTGAAGTTACGGCATACGTGCCAGTAACACCAGGCACGCCAAAAGTATTTTACTTGCAAGCCTGGGCAAGTAATTCAGGGCGATCGGTAACAGATAGCACATTTCTTGTAGCTCGAGTGTAGCCATATGGCACCGTATTACACCATGCAGGTATACGACAGCGCAGGCGCCTTGCAGGCTGTCGTAACCGATTTCGATAACCTGGCAATCAGTAAGCAGCTTAACGCAATCGATATGCTGCAATTCACTATACGCAACCGATCCCCAAGCGCGCAATACATGGTACTAAATGCAATCATCGAAATCTACAGGCAAGATGTTGAGTTGGGCATACCTAACAGGCTCGAGTTTGCAGGCATCATACGCAAGCGTGTGGTAACGCGCTCGGTAGTCACCTCGTTTACATTGCAGGCAATCGGTATGCTGGGTATTCTCGGCTACCGTACGATTGCGTACAAGGCAAACAAAGTAGACCTAACAAAATTTACTGCCCAGCCAGGCGAAACGATTCTAAAACGCCTGTTTAATTACAATGTTGGAAGCTCGGCAACGGTTGCGAACGGGCGCCTGCTAGACGGGCGTATAACGGGCATGAGCACAACAGCAACAGCAGGCACGGGTACAGCCCTTACCCTGAAATGCAGTATGCAACCATTGCTAAAAACCATGCAGGAGGTAGCCTATAGCTCGGGGCTGGCGTTTACCCTATCGTACACAGCACCTGCCAGCTGGGTATTTACTACCTACGTAGGGCAGATTGGTACCGATCGCACCTCGAGCATTACGCTATCAGTAAGCACAGGCACGGTTGCAACGATTACCCAAATTAGCGACGTATTGAACGATTTCAACGCGGTTATTGTAGGCGGCAGCGGTACAGAAGAGGCAAAAGTATTTGCAACCAGACCTGCCAGCTTACCTACAGGGCTCGATTTAAAAGAAACGTTTCAAGATGCGAAAAACCAACAAAACAGCACGGCAGCATACTTGCAGCAATTCGGTACAAAAACGCTGGCAGTACAACAGCGCAAGCGCGTACAGTACCAGGTAGAGGTATTGCAAACAAGCCAGATGCGATACGGGCGCGATTATTTTTTCGGCGATAAGATTGCTGTAGCCTGGAACAACAGCAAAGTAAATCAGTATGTATCGGCTGTCGGGCTCGAGTGGAAAAGCACAGGGGATGAAATAATTAATGTCAAACTCAACAGCTAACTTGTACGACCTGATCAACGTAGCCCAGGGCGAGATTGACAACATAGCAGCGGTAGAATACCCAGCGGCTGGGCTGACGTTGACGCGCTCGGGTACGCTAGCTATCACTACTGCAGGCACAACGATTACCTGGCAAGTAGAAACGCGCGGGTACGCTATCAGCTGGGCAGGTACCGATGTAACCATACCCAGCTCGGGGTACTATCAGGTAACCATGGTATATAGCTCGACTGTTGCACATACAGTGCAAGCGCGTTTATTTGTGAATACGGTAAACGTTGCATTTATGGCATCGATGGGGCAATCATCGGTACGGCAAGCGGTAACCATTACGCGATATTTTACAACGGGCGACCTGGTAGCAATCAATTTGCTGCCGAATGTGAACACTACTATTAGCGTAGCAGCTGAAAACGCTATTAGCGAATCACCATTTTTGCATATTGTACAAATCACAGGGAGCGTTGAATAATGAAAATTTACGCTATACGAATACAGGCAGATGTTTTACGTATCGAGTATTGGGACGATCTCGGCAACCAGTATCAGGAGCCGTTACCAGCCGAGGCAACAGTAGAAGATAACCCAACACCAGCCGCGGCAATGGAAGAGCTGCGATTGTGTCGAACGGCGCGTCTGATTGAAAGTGATTGGACACAGTTAGAAGACGCACCACTAACACCAGCACAAAAAGAAGCCTATAAAGAGTATCGGCAAGCCTTGCGCGATTACCCAGCGACGGTAAACGCGGTGCTGTGGACAGCGGCACCGTACCCAAAACCACCAATGCTATAATACCTAGGCAATCCTAAAGCACCACCCAATCTCCACCCAACCAGCACGAAACCCGCTACGCGTACTAGCGGGTTTCGTGTGTCTGTTTATCTTGCATACAAATATGTATTGACAAAATGTACAGCAGGGTATATTATGCAGTTAGTCAGCAATGACACACAGCAATCAATACAGAAAAGGCAGAACAATGACACACACAGCAAACAACACAGATTGCACACATTGCGGGGCAGCAATCGGCGAATGTGACGGGTATTGCAACGCATTGCCTAACGAGCTCGATGACGCAACCGAAATGCCAGTATCAGCAAAACCGATGACGTTTGACCAGTACCAGGATCACCATGCCGAGCGTTTGCAGGCAGCAACGTACCTGCAATTGTTGAGCGAGGCAGCAAAATGGTACGAGATACACCGAAACGAAAACAGCATACACGGTGCAATTATGGTTGTGCTTATTCAGAATGAAATGCAACGACGGCTGCCGAAATCCTAAGTAATCAATAGCCTGCCCAGTATTGAGCTGGGCAGGCACTATACAGAAAGGTAAAACCATGAATAGCTACGATCGGCACTTACTCGAGGCACACAAAGAGCTTGCAAAACGCACCCTGACAGGGCAACCATTGAATGCGCGTATTATCGATGCAATGCGAACACGGCAAGCCGAGAAAACGGTATACGCGCTGGCTGTTGAGAATGTGTACCGAGCCGAGCGCGCAAGCCGAGAGGCGCAAGTAGTGCCAGGGCTCGATTTGTCGCCAGTGATGACAGAAGCGGTGTTACGATGATCCAAATACCTGTACAGTGCATTTCTATTGTGTTTGGGGTACGAAAAGATTTCCCCAGCCCTGGGGTTACGGCTACCCTGACAACGCAAGACAACCGCGTACACAGCCTGATATTTTTTGACCGGGATATTCGGCAGCTGTTTACGGTGTTCGATTGTACCAAGCTGCATAACGCGCGCACCAAATGGGTAATGCTCGAGAAAGACGAACACGGTAACATTCTCGGCATTTCAGGGTATGAGCGCATTACCGATATAGCGTACTGTGTACAGGAGCTCAGCAGATGATTACCGCTATTCTGTTTTTTGCAGCGCTGGCGTATATCATAATCGGCATTGGGTTGGTATTGGTGATTGTGGTAGCACCACAGGAAAAGGAGCGGTAGAGATGTTTGCCAGGATTGCAACCAAGGCACCTATAGAACAAATCGAGCAACGGTATAACCTCGATTTTGTGTACGAAATGGCACCAAATTTGAACGTGTTTATTGATCCATTGCGCGAGGTAGTGAAATGCCCAGCGACAAACGATGCTCACCTCGGCATTAGCTACACGGTACGCAACCCAGACGGGGTTATAGCCTCGCACAAAACGGCACGGATTTGGGAGGCAACCATAGACGGCGAAACCGTTACCCTGGTAGAGCTGTCGAGCTCGTTTGAGCGCGCGCGGCTGTTATGGGTGTTTGATTACGATGAGGCATTGTGTCAGGCTGCCGATTGGTTAGCAGCCGCAATACTAGCAGAGGGTTACGTATATGTACCTAAAGAAATACCAGCGACCTGGTATAGCGAGCACGGGCAGCAAGGCGGTAACGATCCGCGTACCTCAGGAGCTCATACCCAGATGGAAGGCGGCAGCGACAACAGCCCAGATGACGGCAACAGGGTTTTTACTGCAAGCGCTCGAGTTTGCAATTGAATCATTGGAATTAAGCACAGAAGCGCGTGCTACCGAAACCGATAGCACGCGCGCTGCAGCACAGGCACAGCAAGAGTAGTATAGCAAAGGGGTACGCAATGCCTAACGAAACCGATTTGGATTACCTGCGAATTCTCACAAACGATTATATGGAATTTTCGCAGGAGGTAAAAGAGCTAGAAGAGCGCCAAAAGACAACGCGCACAGCCATTGCAGATATTATGCAGGCTGCCGAGCTGAAGAGTCACACTATCAAGGGTGTTGCTACGCTGAAGATGACAGGCGAGAGCGAGCGAGTCAGTTACGATACCGCGGCAATTGATAATTTTGTGCTCGAGCTCATTGATCAGAACAACGAATTTGCTGACGCGGTAGCACGTCGATTGCGAGCGTACAAAAAGACAACCACAGTAAAGCCGTTTTTACGTATCGAAAAGGCATAGAGCATGCCCAGACCTACACTCGCAATGCCTAACTGGCTGCATAAGCGAATCAGCGAAACGGCAGCCCTGTACAATGTGTCGGTATCGGCAATCATTGTTGCAATACTCGAGGCATTTTGGACACACGCAGACCACAACACCATTGAACGGGTAATCGAGATTATCAGACAAAAGCAAACAACGCAGATCGAAGGAGAGTAAAGCTATGAGCTGGAAAAACGCTGCCAAAACAGTACAGTGGACAGAAGACAAAGACAAAGCAAGCTACGCACGTATTCGCTGGAACAACGGCAGAAAAGTAGGGCGGGTTGGGGAGCCTGGGCAATTCTACGTAAAAGCCCAGTACATGCAGGGCTGCCCAGAAGGCTGGACAGAATCGAGCTTGTACCCCAATGAGGAAGGCTACGAAGCGCCTGACGTTGCGCTGATCCCGATTGCACGACGTACCCAGCCGTTTACCCTGATCGATGGCAACATGGTATGGCATAAGCACTGGGAGCGTGACAAGGGTATGAAACTGTATACCGAAATCGTTTGCCTGTTGCGCGGGTATAGCGAGCCTGTCATATTTGCAACCAAGGGCTGGATTGCTGGCAGGATCACAGGCGCGAAACATTCGGTGTTTAGTAATCACAATGACTGGGTAGTAAAGATTGCGAACGCACAAGCCGAGGCAGCGTTACCCCAATGGGCATTCTGGGTAGAATTTGGCGGGGCTGTCGATAAGCAAGGCAAACCCGCGTTTGTCGAGGTAGGCAGCGGTACACAAAAGGCTGCACTGCATGATGTGGTATTGCTCGGGCTTACCGAGCCAGCAACCGAAAAGCAATTAACAGCCCTGTACATTGGTGATGAGCTATTCAACCAGGCAGCCGTATTGCGTGCCGAGCTGGTAACCTCGGGCTGGTTGGATGAGCGGCGCGGCAACCTCGAGCCAGAGGCGCCAGCACCAACACCAACCAACAGCCCAGCGCCTATCGATGATGACGAGGCAATGTTTTAGGGTATGACGTTACGCCAGGCATGCACATTGCATGCCTGGCATTTGCATAGGGTACAGCATGGAAAGCACAGCAGCACAGGTACTGGCAGCGCTCAAACTAGAGCCTGCCAGTAATAATCAGTATCGTACCAATTCACCATTTAGACCAGGCAGCGACAGTAACGGGTTTAGCCTACACATTACCGGCGATGAGCACGGCACCTGGCTCGATCATGTTACCCAGGAATCAGGCAGCTTGTACGACCTGGTAAAACGTATGCCAGATTGGGGCATAGAGCCACCAGGAGCGACGATAGATAGCAGCAAGCGGGTTTATACCAATGAGCATGATTACGCCTCGCAGAAGGGCGTACATTGGGACGTATTCGCGGCTGCAGGGTTTCGAGCCTGCAGGCATATGCGTAGACCTGCCCTCAGTATTCAAACCACAAACGGCACGCGCTATAGATTTCTGGATTATCGCGACGGCGACACATACACAAACGAAAAAGGGTTTACCGCGTGCTGGTACAAGCTACCCGAGGCAATCAAAATGGCACGGGCGACAAAACAGCCGCTGGTATATTGCAACGGCGAAGCCAGCACGGTAGTAGCACAGCATTTCGGTATACCTGCAATAACCCTGGCAGGCGGCGGGGAGCGAGCACCAACAGCCAGCCTACTTGCTGAATTATCGCGCGTTTGGGCAGGCGGCATTGTGGTTGCGCTCGATTGCGACAAGGCAGGCAGGGCAGCGACAGCAAAAGCCGTAAAGGCAATGCAAGATGCAAAGCTATCTGTGTACGCTGTTGATATGCAGCTGGGCAACGGGGGCGATCTTGCAGACTGGGCAAAACTGTACCAGGCTGATAGCATGCAGATGCTCGAGGCGCTTAAACCCGAGCAATTCGCAATCACTAACGAGCTGGCATACGAGCTGATTACGGCTGATGAGCTCGAGGGCAAACAGTTTGCTGCCCTCACCTGGATTGTTGAAGAGATATTACCCGAGGGCTGTTTCGTGTTCGCTGGCAAGCCTAAGGCGCGCAAGAGCTGGGCAGGCACACACATTGCGCGGGCTGTTGCTCGGGGTGATCTTGTATTCGGCAAGTATAAAACCGAGCCAGGCACCGTGTTGTATTTGGATCTCGAATCCAATCAGCGACGTATGCAGCAACGATTGCGCCAGATGGAAATAGACAACCAAGGGCAGCCGAAAAACCTGATTATTGCTACCAATTGGGGACGCGGTGCCGAGGCTGTCGAGGCGCTCGAGGCGTTTCTACTGAAATATACAGATACGGTGTTGGTAGTAGTGGATATTCTCGAGAATATACGAGCGCCTCGAGAGAAATACGCAAACCCGTATAGTGAAGATTACGACGCGGTGAAACCTCTTACGATGCTCGCAGAAAAATACCATTGTGCAATATTGGTGATTCACCATACGCGCAAGAGTAAATCAGATGATGCATTCGACGAAATCAGCGGCACTACAGGGCTGGCAGGCGGTGTATCAGGCATGTTTATTTTGTCGCGAATACCAGGCGATGAAAACCAATCCGAATTGATTGTACGCGGGCGCGATATCGAGAGCGATGACAAACGCCTATTGACCTGGAATAGCATAGGCGCGCATCATGAGGTAATCGGCGATCCCGAATCATTCTTACTCACAAAAGAGCGCGCGGCAGTGCTCGAGTATTTGGCAGACGGTACACACTGGCGAGCCCAGGATATAGCCGAGGCAATCGGCAGGAGCAAACAGAGCACGCACAATTTGCTGCATAGGCTCAAGGGTACAGGGCATGTAAAGCAAGATGCAAGCGGTAAGTATTTCGCGCTTAAGAGCGTTGCACCCTATGTACCTAAAGGGTACGAGGCACAACCCAGCAAAGAGCCAGCACCAACCGAGCCAGTACAGGCAGCCGAGCCGCTGCCGAGGTACACCGCTGCCCAGATGATACCCGAAAATCGGTTAGAGCAATTGCGCGCAACTCTAGCAGTAGGCAACCTGAAAGAATTTGACCGTATGGCGAGCATCTGGCTGCCTACCCGCTCGCTGATCGATACATTACGGGAGGAATTAAGCCGATGAGCATGCCAGAGAGAAATAACGGGTTATGGAATCCCGTTTGCGCTTATTGCTGCGAAAAGTATTACCCAGATACAAAAGACGGTATCGGGTTATGCGGATTTTGCAGGCACCAGCGGGCAAAGATTGTACAGCGGTTGCGCGCAATGGTAGACGTATTAAACGCCTCGCTGGTAGATGCTATTGAGCGCCTTGAGGAAGGCGACAACGAGCGCTATAGCACGTATTACCATGCATACCGATCTGCAACGCCTGACACGCGCGAATCATTGCAGCGTAAAGCTGATCGCAGCATAGCAGCGGGCGGCAAGTTTGGGGAGGCAATCAAATTGCATCGGCAGTTAACCACAGCCCAGGCGCGCTATGTACAAATTACTACCCTGTACGAGGCGATACCATGAAATATACCGATAGAGAGGTGCGAGCCTATTTACAGACACATACCCAGGCAGAAACGCAACAGCATTTCAAGATTAGCCAGTACAGGTTAACAAAAATCATCGGCACCGCTCGCATGCGCAAGCCCTGGCACGATACCGACGTGCTTATGCAGGATATGCGCAAGTTTCATAACAACGTACCATTACTGGCAAAGTATTACGGCATAACCGACAGCGGGTTATATGCCAGGCTCAAACGGTACCATGTCAAGGGCATACGGCACGCCTGGACAAAAAAACACGATCAGTTTGTGGCAATGAATATACACATAATGCATGTAACAGATAT